GAGTGGTATGGGTGGTCTTGCTTACTCCAATTAAGCATTTGGTCTTTTTATACTTATTCTTTTTCATTATCAATAAAATATAAAAAATCATAAAATAATAATTTTCATTATATAATATATATAATGAAAGGACGAAATTTAGATTACGGTCATATGTATGAAGGTCATATGGCAAGAACAGAATTAGACAATATAGAGAGAAATGCCAAAAAATTACATAAACTTCTTAGAGATGATGACGATTTACCTGAATGGGTTAATAAAAAAATTGTTTTAGCTAATAGTTATTTAAAATCTGCAACAAATTATCTACATAATAAAATTGTTCATAGGAGCCATTCTACTAAGAAAAGAAAGGCAAAAAAAGGGAAAAAAACTAGACGAGTTAAAAAATAGATTAACTCATATAAAATAATAATTATTCATTTTAATTATTATTTTATTTGCATTTCTTACAATCTTTACTGGTTAATTCATATCCCCAATGTTGTAAAGTTTGTCGTATTTTAGGACTAACATCATAATCATTATATTTTGCTTTTTTGTCATTAATCATATTGATTAACCATTTTCTAAATCTACTCTTTGGACCAGCCGTTTTTTCCCATCTACTTATTTGCCACTCATCATCAGGACCTCGTTTACCTTGATAGAAGTCACAATACCATTGAACCCAACCATATGGATTATTCTTAGTTATCCATTTCTTTTCCTCCCAAAATTCCAATGTTGTCCCAACTTTAACATTATATTTATTAATCGATTTATCGTAATCATCCCAATCTCTTGTCAACCAATCATTTGGAATACCTTTCCACCAGGATTTTGGATAATCTAAGTGTTTATTTTTATAATTCTTACCCGTAATTGATGAGTGTATTGGTCTCCAGTATGTTCCACCAAAACTTCCTAATTGAAACATTTCTTTGGGAGTTAAATTAGGTCTAAATTCTGGATAATCCGAAAAAACTATTTCTCCATTACTATTTTTCTTTGGCATTTATATTATATAAGAATTATTATTTTAAATTACAAAATGAAACTATAACATATCTTTCGCCTTTTATAATAGGTCTAACACCATGTCTATGTGTCATTCTTCCTGGATGAATAACAATGTTTCTTTTATCTTCTTTAATAATTAATTTATCTTCACTAAAATATGTTCCTCCGCCTTCATATTCCATAATATCTGATAAATTAAGAATTAAGGTAAATATAGAGGAATCATGATGTAACTTTAATCCGGATTGAATATTTGGTTTGTATCTAACTAAAAATGTTTCATGAACAATATTCTCAGAATTAAACTCAATATTATATAACTTATTAACTGCCGGAACACAAATGTTTTTAATAATACTATCATATACATCGGACAAACTGCTATTAAAATCTTTAAGTAAAATATCATTTGTTGGATAATTATCGTGTCGATTTTGTGTCCAATTATTAAATTGTCTTAAATCATTTTTAAGATCTTCACAAAATAATGAAGATACTAAAGGAAAGCTATATATACTTGGACCTATTTTATTTGTTATTAATTCGTAATCATAATTTGTAGATAGAATCTCTGGAGATAGAAAAGAGTTATCCCATAATTTATTATATTTATAAATATTTTCTTTATCATTTTCCATTTTCATTAATATATAGAATATTATTTAAATTAATAATAAAATAAATAATAACTCCAAACAATAACCAGATAAAATAATTAATATCCCAAAATTCAACATTCCACATTTTTATTTCATACAATGGATATACTATTATTTTAATTGCTCCCATTGGTAAAAAGTAGTCATCTCTCCACCATATATTTCCTATTTGCGGAGAGAATTGAACATAAAGTAAATAAATGATCGTTATAAAAATTTCAATTAATAATAACATTTTCTATATATATTATATAAAATGGCATTAGAAAGTAAAACTATATTTTTCTCATTAGCATCCTTTTTAATTTTTATTATTATTCTCTCTGTATTAGGAGTTTTAGGACCAGTTCCATCATCTAAAGAAAAAGAAATTGTTGTAAACACAAACAGACAATTATTTTATCCTCCTTCGTATTATGGCGGACCATATAGAAAGAATCTTGTCTATGCTCCTGATGTTTATGTAGCACCTGGACCATATGCTCGTCGATACGCCAATCGTAGATTTAGAGGGTATTGGTAAGTATATATTCAAAAATGATTTAAAATAGTTTCTTTATTAAGTATATAATGCAGATCTTTGTAAAGACTTTAACCGGTAAAACAATTACATTAGAAGTTGAATCTTCCGACACTATTGACAATATTAAACAAAAAATTCAAGATAAGGAGGGAATTCCACCCGACCAGCAGAGATTAATCTTTGCTGGTAAGCAACTTGAAGATGGTCGCACATTAGCAGACTATAACGTACAAAAAGAGTCAACACTCCATCTCGTTTTGAGATTACGAGGTGGTGAAATGTAATCTCCTGATATATATTGTAATATGAAGCAAGTATTGAGAATTAGATTGATTATATAATAAATTACATAAATGTTTTTATTTATTATATAAAAGATACAAATGAGTTATAATATAATAGATATTCTTTTTGTGACAATATCTATCATATTTGGTAGTATATGGGCATATACAAGTTATATAACATTTTGTCTTGATGATGATGATGATGATATATTTGAAGAAGAATACAATATACATAATCCTTTAATTAGGTAAATATTAACAAAAAAATTGAAATAAATTATATATACAAACGAATCATATTATCAAAATGGGTTCCGAAACTATAGGACTTATTATATTTATGTCTTGTATTGTAGCTTCAATGGCTCGTAGTATATTTATAGCGGATAATCGTGTACATCCAAGATAAAATTTAATGAATTTGAAATTTCTATCTAATTATTTATTTATTAACAAATTTACACATTTTTGAACACTTCTCTCTTACTTGAAAAATATCTCTATATAAAAAATCTTCTAATATTAGTCCTACAATAAAAAATATAGCTATATAATCTATTTCTATAGGAAAAAATTTTACAAATAGCATTGCTAATAGTAATATACCATAACTAATCCAATGATGAATATGAAAGCATTTCTCATTCCATATCAACATAAGAGCTTGTTTTTTAGAAGATTTATAGTTTAATGTATACGCTAAAAAAAATCCAAATATTACAGCAAAAGAATTTATAACGAGTTTTTTATGTTTATTAAATATATATTTTAAATATTCCATATATAAAATATATATATTATTTATTTTGGCTCTAATTAGGAAATAATGAAGTTAATGTATCACAACTACCCCCGTCAAATTTTGCGACATATTTAACAGAGTTAGGCATTGTCTTTTTATCACTATCATAATAAAATTCCCAAGACAGAAATCCAGAAGTAGCACCATTTTTAACACAATCATAAATATCACCTTCGAATTGCGCATATGTACCACGATTGATAGACAAATCTTGTGGAAAAATATTAGTAGGTATATTTCCATAACCACCTAAACGATTGGCTAGTATATGACCGGCATCACAATTTTGTTCACCATCATCTTCTAATGAACGAGAATATTGTTGTGTACAGCTGGTTGTCTCGGAACCATTATCTAATGAATCAGGTGTAATAGTTCCAGAGGCTGAAACAACAACTTCATAATTATTATGTAAGTTATAAATATAATTTATATTAGCACTACCATTTCCCATAATCACCTTATTATTACCTTCTATTGGACAGGCTACAGTAGTACATACACAACTAGCATTTGTTAAATATATTTGTAAAAATAGTAAAAATAGAGAAGACCACATTTTATTATTGATTATATAAATTCATAATATAATATATTTCAAATATATATATGTCTACTTTTGAAGAAATAATAAAAAAAATTACTGAATATGAAATATCATGGTGTAATACGATGGGATTTTTTAATCCATATGTAGACCCATTTAAATACTTTATATCTAAAAATATTCCTGATTTTGACGGCCAAGCTTTTATGAAATATATAAATCATAATTTTGTTTATGATAAGTTATGGATAGCAAAATCTCAAGGATTAATGGCAGGTGACTTAAATGAACTCAAACAAAATGATAATATTATATTACCTATATTTGTAAAGCCTAGATGGGGACATGAAACAGCTAGTAGTAAAAATTGTTTTAAAGTTAAATCTTGGGATGAACTTGATACATATAAACAAATTCCAGATATGATGTGGTCAGAATTTATTGATGCTAAAGAACAAATGACAGACTATTTTTTGATTAATGGTCAAATAGTTCATCAGTTAACATATATTTATTCTGATTCTCAAAATGAATTTATCGATGAATGGAAATATATTGATTGCGATAGTAAACCTATATCCAAAATAACAGATTGGGTAAATAGACATATGGTCGGATTTACTGGTGTTGTAAATGTTCAATACCGTGATGATAAAATTATAGAGGTTGGTTTAAGATTAGCCCGTGGAGGAGCATACATATTAAGTACCCAAAACAAATATTTAATTGAAAATATTAATAATTTAGCTAATAATGGAATTTGGGAATATAACATAGAAGATAAAATGAGATTTACCCCGTTTTACTCTTTTAAATGTTATAGTAGTGCCCCATTAATTTATATATATCCACAATATGTATTAGATTATGTTATGAAAAAACATAATTGTATGCCATTTTACGAATATTATTTTGAACCGGGAGGAAAAAATGGAATGGTTATTATTCAATTTATGCATAAAAATTTTGAACAAGGAATGAAAGCAAAAAAACATTTTGAAACAATGATTAATATGGCTCAATATACTTTTATTTTTCTTTTTATTATTTCTCTCATTATATTTTCTATAAACAAAACTATTGGACTTGTTATGATTATAACAGTAGGTATGTTATTTAATACAAGATTTTTAAATCCAATTGGAGCACAACTCACCCATTGGAAAGCTACCAAGCAATTATTATTAGGTTAAAGGAGCGAGAGGTGTACCTTTTTTAGAGTCCGAAGGATAATATCTCAAATTATGAAGCATCAATGGTATATTAGGATTGAACATATACATTTCGTAGAATACGGATGATTGTCTATATTTAAGATTTCGTATTGAATTTAACATCCAGGAAATCTCGTTAGTTAATTCAAAATATCGAAGTTGTAAGACATCTAATAATATAACCATAGTCGTTGACAGTTTGCGAGTTATATCGATCTTATATATTGTTAATTCTAATTTTATAATCTGATGTTTGATATCGGCATATTCTTTAATAAGATCGTGTAAGTAAAATTCACGATATGAAAACTCAGACCTTAGATTATCTCTTATTTGTAACAACAGAGAACATAATTCCGTAGACCTAATACTTTCATTATAGTTTGATTGACGTTCTAACACAGGTCTAGTTAATATATGATATTTCCCACTTTCATCTTTATATAAACCAGTATTATGTTTTGAAACTCGATGAACTATATAACTATGTAAATCCATTGATATGATAGAAGTTTTTCTATTCACATCTTTTAGATATTCAATAAATTCATTATATGCTATTTCAGATTGATGGTCAATCCTACTATGTAAACAATCTATTATATCATCGCATTTATTAATCATAAAACATTCATTATTATTTATAAATGTTTTATCTTCTATTTGTATT